AGTATTTATTTGTTTTTGTTCTTTTGCAGAATCTGGTTCAATAATTCATTGCGATCTAACACCACACCCTGACCAGTTATTGGTTGATCGTCAGGATTGTCTTTTGACATCTGATGATCCAGTCTGGCTTTTTGTAGCTGTAGCTGTACCATGCGGAGCTTTTTGTCCATTTTGGCCGTTTTGGCTGTGATAGCATGCCCTAACAGTGTGCCTGCTGTTTGAAACACCACGCCACCAAATCTGGGATCCATGTTCATGCCCAAATCCATTAGGTCTTCAAACTTACTTTTGGCTAGATCTGCCAGTTCGTCCATTTCTTGATCGCTGGCTTCTAGGTCTCTTACTGTAGGCAGTGCCAGATCAATCTTGTCAATGGCTTCATCTACTCGAGCTATTGCTTCGCGATTTTCAGCTATGGTTTGTAGCACTTCAGAATTTTCAGCAGAGTCTGTTGAGGGAATTTCTGGAAGATCAAAAAGTTCTGATAGTTTTTTTGTCATGCTCGTATTTACCGAGACTTTTTGCCCTGATGGAACATATCTGTTTCAGTTACAACTCTAAAACGTAAGCCTTGATTTTTGGCCCAGGCATTGGCAGCGGCCCACTTGTGCATGTTGAGAACGGCCGCGGCCTGATCTCTCACACTCTTGCCAGCAGCTTCTAATGTGGTCTGTTTGCCAGGTTTGATCTCTATCAATTCGCCAATGCGCTCGCCATTTTTGTTTTGATAGATTATTAAGAAATCTGGAACATAAATTGTATTACGTTGCGTAAACGGATTCACATACGGAACATGTACTGCTTCGCTGGCCCAATGTATTACAGCGGGATTGTTGTCACAGAATCTCATGAAGCTATGCTCCCAACTGCTTCTATAATGCGGAACTTTTTTTCCTATATATTTGTCGGGATTGAGAACCTGATAAAAACCATTGGCATATTTCATTATGGCAATATAGCTCTAGTTACGTATTTGTTTTGTTGCGGTCTATTTTTAATGCCTAAAAAGCTGGTACCAATTCTTTCAAAATTTAAAAATAGTGCCGTATAGGTATTGAGGTCTCCTAACGGAATTTTTCTAAATTCGTCTAACACATTCATTGGATTCAAACCTTGTTTGATTGCTGTGTAAATTACAGCACTTGCTAAAGCCCTAGCACTTTCTTTGTTCTCGGCTATCAGTTCAAAATGTGCTACAAGAGCAGCATCAACATTGCTGCTTACTGAAATAGGAAATTCAAAATAATTGTTAAAAAATTTATCAACCACTGGTGGATTGATAACATTTGTATCAATGGCTCGTAAATTAGTCGGATTTGGGATTTCGGGATAAGTTGTTTGTACCATTATGATCCTTTCGCTACACGTTGATTACTCGGCACTCTTGGTAGTTGTGTACTCATGTTCGAATAACTACTAGACGACAAATATGTTTCTTGTGTAGTTCTTTCCTTGTCTGTTAAATCTGCTGAAGTAGCATCGGTACTAATTCCATACACAGTATCTGTAAATATTTGGCTGTTAGATTCTGTTGTCATGACGCTGGATTGGTTGATGTTGGGAAATACGTTGCTGCTGATGGTGCATTCAAGTTATCTAAACTCAGTTTAGATGCAACTTCGCTACCACTTGGGAATTGTAGGTCTTTGAAAGGTGTATTGGCCAAAGCACTTGATGCCTGTTGAACAATCGTGTTGGTACCAGTCTGGAAGGTGGTGGCTGAACTTGCCAAATTTTGCTGCAAGAACGCAGCATTTTTACCTAGACTTTCTTGAAGATTTTTAAATGCAGTGCTGTCAGCCACTTGTCGTAATCCTTGTTGTGCTTGTTGTATTTCTGCTGCATATGAGTCAGGTGGTGGTAGTAAATTAGATGCCGAAGCAGTCAATTGGTTGGTAGCTCCTTTAGCTAAATCAACCACCTTGTTTATGTCTCCACCGGATATTAATCCTTGTGCGCTGGCAGTTACGCCTGACAAATTACTACCCAGTGCAGTTATTGGATTTCCAGTTAGTGCAGTTGCCACTCCTCCTGTTATAGCTGCTGCTCCTGCTGTAATATTAAATCCATTACTTGCGACACTGCCCCTTGCTGATGTAGTAAAAGGATTTAATGCGCTTTGAAAACTGGGTCCAGTAAATGCACCTCGGTATGGTATGTATGTTTGATTCAATCCGCTTTGAAAACTACCGCCTCTCAAAACATTTGTAAACACTTGTGTAAGTTCACCACTGGCTAGATTCATTAAATCAACATTTTTATTCTTTTCGTAGCCTCTCACCAGCTTAAAGGCTGCACTACCCCAATTGCCGCCACTTCCGTCTGTAATAACTTCGTCTAGTGCATTAACAATACCACCAGGTCCTAAAATGCTGTTTGTACCGCCACCAGCTGGAGTCAATGGACTTGGAGATCTATCATAATGCAAGTCTGCAAAGCCTCTGGCCACTTTTGTTGAGCCACCAGCATATAATACCGATTCATAGCTTATGGTCATTACATTTTCCATTGTACCGTCGGCTCCGTTTTGATGTGTGCCGTGTCTATAGGAAGTAATAATAGGATTGATTAATGTGTACTCGCTGAATCGTTTTTGATGCAAACTGTAAATTCTAATAGCGTTAATATACTGTGTAGAAATTGTATTGTTTGTTCTTGGAGTATATCCAAACTTGTTGTATAAATTACGTTGACCGGTTACCTGTTTATTACTTCTTAGATATACTGGATTTAGTGAGCCTGTTGCGTCACCATAATTGTTGTCCATGTCTCTGTAGTAATAGTTGTAGTAATCAAACCATAGCTTTCTAACTATGTTTGCAGAGTCATCATGGAATGTTATATTGATATCTTCATAACGTATTTTGCTTTGAGCAATTGATGGCCTGTTGTAGTTGTTGAAAGTTTTAGTGTCAATTCTGAATTTTGGTAAGTCTGCAGACTTTACCAACATTCCAGCTTCAATCTGCTGACGTTGATTAATGGTTGTTAATTCAGGATTTAAATCAAAGTACACATGAAATAGCCAGGTGTACTTGGGCGATCTTTCGTAATTGTTACTGACAAAAAGTCTACTGGCGTGCTGATAATCTTTTACATTATCACCACGGGCAATTTGTTTTAGGAAACCATCAAATATACTAGGCATAGTTACTCTTTTTAATTATTTAGTTCAAAAAAAAGCCCGGTTTTTTACACCGGGCCTATCAAGGGTTAAAACTTTTAACTTACGCCAGTAATAACTGTACCTAGTGTTCTGCCTACCAGTGTACCAATACCAGTACCAGTTGGGCTTTGAATAGCATTATCATACATAATTGTCAAAGCAATTGTAGCCGGTGAGTTTTCACTGTATGCCATATCACCGTAGTTTACTTGTGATAGCAATGCACCATATAATTCCCAAGTTTCTAAAATATTAGGAGTGTTAGCGCCATTACCACCATCCAGCATTTCAAACTTTAAAACACGCCTACCAACTTGCTTACGTTGCCGCCTGCGTCATCACGTAGTGTTACACTAACAGCTTCCCAACTTGGTTTACCAATCAAGTTAACTTTTGAGTTATAAACGTCAATAGTGAACGGATTCATGTTTAAATTAGGACGGCTGATACTTTCAACTTGTTTTGTAAGTTCAACTCTGTCTGTGCTCACACCAAAGTTTTCAAATACTGCACGAAAGCGGTATTTTAGCTTTGGCATTAACAAACCCTGTGTGCTTGCACTTTGGTTTGTTGCTAACGGTACTGTAAATCTGTTTAATGAGGCAATTGCCATTTTTATCTCCTGTTATAGGTATTTACCAAAATTTGGTTGGAATCTATTGGGGTCATGGTGACCCCAATATATACCCATATTATACTCCTGCTGCGATATCACCTGGATTCTTCAAACGAATTGGAATGTAAATAAATTCAACTGCTTTCATGGGTTCAATTGCAATGTCTACATACAATTCATTTCTTGCGATACGGGTTGGTGTGTTGTTGGTTTCGTCACACACAACCAAGTAGTCGTATACCCCACGCTTGGCCACCAAGTCGTTGATTGCACCGCTAATAATATTAGCAATCTGATCTCTGGTGATCTTGTCGTTTGGTTCAAACAAGAATCCATCGCCTACTCGAGCCAAGATAGTTCTCAGATAGTTTACCAAGCGAGCAACATTGATACGATCCAAGCTGCTTGCAGTTGGGTTGCGTGTTTTCTGCCCCCATACTACTAAACCAATTCCAGGTAAGTTAGTAATAGGATTGATTCTGTTTTCGTACAAGGTATCTCTCAGGCCTACACGGATACCATCAAACACAAATTCTCCTGTGTTGGCATCAATATAACCAATGCTGCTTGCGTTATCAACCAAGCCACGACGTGTACCAGCTGGTGCGAACCACTGATAGCTTACATTGTCATTGAATATAATTGTACGCAATGCCATGTGACTTGCAGGTACTACAATAGTGTTGCCTTGCAAATCAGATGTTTGACCGCATGGATAATAAACACCCAAGTACGGACTTGCTGTAGCTAAACCATCGCCATTGGTGTTGTTACTCCAGTTAGCAATATCAATTGCATTTGGAGCCAAACGCATTGGTGTGTCACCAACAATAAATGCAGTTTGAGCACGATCGTTGTTGAG